TGAAGATGGAGTAAATTACTCTTTCTCTCATATGGCTATTTATAGTAAAGATATTAAAAATTTATATTTAGCTTATTTTGACAGGAATGGTAATTTTATAAAAAGAACTAGTCACAGTCTATCATTAGAGGATGGCGATTTGTATGGTTCTGTTACGATAAAATATGTTAGTTATGGTGCTTATTTTGTTCGCGCCTTAATCCAAAGTGATGAAATAGAATCTGCAGCAGATTTAACAAAGGCTCAAATCGAACAAGGTAGTTCACCAACAGATTATGAAGAATATAAGGGTACTTCTTATGACTTGCATGCTGATTCTAATAATAATTTTGTTATTAGTAAAAATATATTACTTACTGGAGCATCCTTTGCATTTCCCGGAAATGAATGGTTCTCGCATGTAGTTAATGATTTAAATATAACAGGTTATAATAAAGCTGTGAGTGGTGAAACCATAGTACACACTGCAAATAAGATGGCTGAGGGTACTCTTTATTCTAAGGACGAATTAGAGACATTTGATATTTTTATGATATTTCATTCTCACAATCAAGTGGTGGATGATTATGAGAACATAAAGGAAGACTATAGGGATTATGAACTTCCTTTTGGCAACTCTGATAAGTCAATTTGCTGGGATTATGTGTTGAAAAAATATTATGCGGATTGCTATGCTCTAAAAGATGATCCATCATCTAAATGGTATGGAACTAAAAGTGGGAAGCCTTGTATAATCGTTGTATGTACTCATTGGCATGATGCTAGAACAATTTTCAATGAGAGTATAAGGAATCTCCAGAAAAAATGGGGTTTTATACTCTGTGAGTTTGATAAAAATATAGGTTTCTCAAAAAATCAAGTCCATCCCATAACTAATGAGCAAATATCCATATTACATGCCGATACAAAAGATGGAGGAGATACAGAGGTGATAAATGGAGTAACATATGGTTGGCATCCAACAGAATATGTTGATGCTTGGATTCAAAAAAGAATGGCTTCAATTGTTGAAGCTGCTATTAGAAACCTATAGGTTGTAAAATAATCTAAATCATAAAAACATAGCATCATGTATCGCTACCTCTCCTACATATCCGACCTCGCTAACTGGGCCAAGTCCATCGCCATAGCCGCCGTAGTCACGGCGATGGACTTCGTGTCACCGATCGAGAACTTCTTGGTGGTGATCCTGTCGCTGGCCTTCATCGATACGTTCTGGGGGTTGGCTGCGGATCACGGGGATTTCCGGAAGAGCAAGTTCATCCGTAGCTGGGTGTACATGCTAGTCTATTTCCTGATCATAATCATCTCGTTCTGGATAGGCGTGATGATGGATATATCGGAGGATAACGCCAAGGCTTTCGTGTCTTGGATCACGTGGGCGATGATATGGTTTTACGGTACTAATGTCTTGAAGAACATGGGCAAGGTATTCCCGGATAACAAGGTGATAGCCTTCTTGTATTGGGTTGCCGCCGTAAAATTCATTAGTAAGGTCAATTTCTTGGATGAGTATAACAAGACAAAGAATAAAAAAGGCTCCCCAGATCCAAAAGGATAGGGGAGCCGGATAAATTTTAGCTTCCTGTCTTTCGCAAGGGAGGATAGCAAGGTTAACAAAGCGCATAAAAGTATAAAAAATAATTGATATGAGAACGATTAACAGGAAAATCAACTTGATCGTGATCCATTGTTCGGCCACTAGGGTAGATAAGGATTATACCCCTGAGCAATTAGAGAGAGACCACAAGGCGAGAGGATTCAACTCCGCGGGTTATAACTATTATATCCGGAAGAGCGGGGAGATAGTATCTATGCGTCCATTGGAATTGATTCCGGCTCATGTGACCGGATATAACAAGAATAGTATAGGAATATGCTATGAGGGTGGTCTTGATCCGGACGGGAATCCGGATGATACACGTACGGAGGCACAGAGACAGTCGATTATAAGGCTGTTGTTGGATTTGGTCGTACAGTTCCCGGATAGTAGGATCTGCGGTCATCGTGACCTATCCCCGGATCTTAACGGTAACGGTAAGATTGAACCGGACGAGTGGATGAAGATGTGTCCATGTTTTAATGCCGAGGAGGAGTATCGCAATATATGAAACCTTGGAAAGTAATATTAATACTAGTGTGCTTGGTAGCCAGTTTCACGGCTGGCTACCATATCAGGGGGGATGTGGCTAGTGATTCGATATCCAAGACCGACACGTTCATCAAGGTGGATACGATACATGACAGCATCCCGTACCCGGTTTATGAGACACTGGTAAAAATAATACCGGAGCCATTCCCTGTTTATATCACGTTGGACGGTGACACGGTCATAGAACCTATATATGTTCCTATGCCGATCACCCAAAAGGAGTACAAGACGGATGATTACCGGCTGTCAATATCCGGCTATAAGCCTAATCTTGATTACATCGATGTATATCGCAAGACTGAGTATATAACCAAGACGATCACCCCCCGTAGATGGGGAATAGGTGTTATTGCCGGTTATGGGATCGGGAAACATGGACTATCACCTTACGTTGGATTGGGTGGATTCTGCAGGATTTGGTGAGGCCTCCATGACTCACGTCCGGGAAGCCCCTATTAACTAGTAATAATAATTCGTCATATGAATAACAAGGGTTGACGTTTTTTTGTTCATGGTTAATTTAATATTAGTTTGATGGTGACTTCGTGAGAACGAACCGGAAAGGGAAGATAAAGAAAAAAAAGAATCTTCCCTAAATAATCGGATCGGAAGTTTGATTATTTTTTCATGCCACGCACGACGGGAAGATTCTTATATGTCTTTCTGCCGTGCATTTTTTTGCCCGGCTTTGATAGTAAAACAAACCACGAAATAAAAAGTTTATGAATAAGGTGGAAATTTTTTACAAAAAAGTGATAGAGGCTGTCTGCAAGGAGTGCGGAACCGATCCGGTAATGATGTTTAGCAACAATAAGGAGAGGAGCGTTGACGCTAGGGGAGTGGCTATAACCATACTGGCCGATCGCAAGTTGAGCGACAATATCATATCCGATCTGACGGGGATGACGAGGCAAGCCGTGAACCGGATGCGTAATTTGTATCCGGACAGGATAAGGAGGAGTTACTATCTGAGAAGAACGGTGGAGAGCGTCAAAGAGGAGCTATCCGGTACGGTCTGAGGGTGCGTTATGTTGTAAGACATGTGATTTGTCTATGAAAAAATTTTCATATAACAAAATTTTTTGCGACATTTGCGGCGTAAAAGGTGATTTTGTAGCCTCGTCAAGTAACCAGCCTTGGCAGAGGCTTTGTTGTATACGAAAAGTTTCATTATGGAAATATATATGCCACATGCGGTAAATGATATTAGGATAGGAGAAGCCTTCAATCATCTATTCAGGATAATCCTGAAAATGGAGAATTCCGATGATGATGATTTCATATGGAACTTCCAATATACGGCATTTGTGACTCCATTTTTCTTATTGCCTCTTATGCTTTATAGAGATAAGTGCGGTAAGAATGTGGTTTGCAAGAATATATCGGACAGTGTTAAAAGCTATCTGGACTCTATTCATTTTGAAGGAGGTGTAGTAGCTGACAGTGTTAGTGATTTTCATAATTATATGGAATATTTTTCTATGAAAAAATATATTCCTATAATAAAGTTCCCGGGATGTAAAAGCAAGGATAGCATAAAAAACGATATACTATCTGTAGCAGAGAATATAATGATAAGGCAATTAAATATTGAAGGAGAGTTGAGAAAGGCTTTATCTTATATGCTGACTGAGACGATTGACAATATATCTGAACATTCAGAGAGTGAATTTGGTTATATATTTGCTCAGTATTATCCGTCAAAGAGTTATATAGACATTTGCATAGCGGATAATGGTATAAGTATACTGGGTAGTTATGTTAAGTCTGGCAAGGGAGGTATAACTAACGATGTGGAGGCTTTAAAAAGCGCGGGAAAGGGTATATCGACTAAAAATTTACCAGATACCGAGAATCGTGGTTATGGTATAAGTACTTGCAAGAGAATGTTGTCTAAGGGACTTGGAGGAACATATTTTTTGCTGTCTGGGCAAGCGTTTCATCTTATGTCAGAGGAAGAGACATCATATATAGGACTTCCTGATTATATAAAATGGGATGGAACTATAGTGGCATTAAGGATACCATATAAAGAGGAAAGGATGTTTAATTTTTATGAATATTTAGAATGAAGATCATGGAAAAGACAATTGTGATATCAGAATTGATAAGGGGAGAGCTTCGTTCTAGGACAGAAGCTAAAAAAATCTATATAAGGGCTAAGGATTTGAATAGCCCATGTGTACGTATAGATTTTAAGGATGTATATTTTATGTCTCGATCATTTGCGGATGAGTTATGCAATACAATAGAGGCTTTGGCCTTGGATAAAGTGAGGGTCTCTATGGAGAATGAGAGCGACTCTATAGATCTGATGATGAAAATAGTAAAAGGTAATAGAAATAAACCGAGGAATATGCATGAGGACAGTGAGGTTAAAGAATTTTCGGACATGGATTCATTGTCAGAGTTCCTGTCTACCATATAAAATTATTTCATGCTATATAAAAGAGAATGATATGAAAAATTTAGATGAAAAAATAGCTAAGGAGTATAATGAATTCCTAGAAAGGAATAGTTTTGATAAATACTCAGATAGAAAAAACATATATCTAGTCCAAACACGCTACAATGCATGTATTGGAAACAGCCTTGCATAAATTAGGAGAAGAATTATTGGCTATAAATTTATAATTAACCGCTATCCTTATGCTTCCTATGGCCCCCAAAAATCTGGGGGCTTTTTTTGTCTCATTCCCTTCCGCAAAGAACTAGCAACAACCTCGCAACAAGCTAGCAAGGAGATATTTATTTAGCAAGGCACTTCTCTGGATTTTTGTGGTGTCCGGGATAACCCGGAATAACCATAAAATTCATGATATATGGAAGCAGAGAAAATTATTAAGGAGAAAGAGATCGTCCATGAGGATGAGCACAAGGATTACGCAAGCAAGGGCGTGGGTAACGCCGGCTTGACATTGGGTATCATTGGTACGGCTCTTGGAGCTTGGGCGGTGTCACGTAACCGTGGCGGCTTGTTCGGCGGTGGCTGGGGAGCCGGTATGCCAGAGAACGTTAACATCAACACGACCACAGGAGGCGGTGGTGGTTCCGGGGTAGGCGCTCCGACTGCGTTCATGGCTTGGGAAAAGGGCTGTGAGGAGGCGTTATCGCTTACAAACGCAATGTGGGGATTGAAAGTCTCAGGTATGCAAGCCGATTACGATCACCGCCAGACGGATATCGCCGAGAAATTCGCCTTGTGGAAGTCACAGGTAGACGCTGATTTCGGATTGTACAAGTCACAGGTAGACGCTGATTTTGGTCTATACAAGAACCAAAGAGACCAGTTCGATGTCTTGAAGGCTCAGATCGATGAATTGAGGTGTCAGGTGGCTGTAGGTTCGGCGATTCGTCCTTACCAAGACAAGTTGCTTCAATGCGAGATCGAGAAGGCGTTCACGGCTAGTGTCAATTACACCGATCGTAGAACCTGCCGTATGATCACGGGAGAATTGGTATTGCCAAATACCCCTACGGTAACAGGCTATCCTAGCTACAATCCGTGCTCATGCCCGGCATCCGCTCCGGCACCTACGGCTTAAGGTAAAGTTAGTGGCTTGTGCTCCCTAGGGGGCGCTTGCCGCTTTCCTTTTTTTAACCACTAACAGTATTATCATGCAGACAAATGTTTTTTTAGGGGGGAGTGACCCTGTATTAGGTAGCAATCCTTATAATCCGAATATAAGCGAGATAGAAGCAAACATTCAGCGTCTCCAGCAAGCGCAGCAACAGATGGAGATCCAGAAGCAACGTATGCTTAACCCTTCTGCGCAACAGGCCCAAAGCCGTAATCCGGTGTGGGACGAGATAGACAAGCTCGTTAGCGAGATGTCGGATAGCGAGTTCGAAATGGTCAATAACAATCCGGAGTATCAACAGTCCTACCAGAAGGTAATGGCTATCCTTAACCGTGAATACATGCGCATCATGCGTCCGTTGGTGGAGGAGAGCAAGGACGGAAAGGCCGCCTTGGAGGAATTGTTGGGAATGGCCAAGAAGATAAAGAAATCGGCCTCAGAGGAGGTTAACAAGAACATGGCGTTGTTCGCTGAGTACACGGCCAAATACGCCGATATGCCATACGCCGACTTCCTTAAATTGAAGAATAGCGGAAAAGGAGGTAAGAAATGACACGTGAGGAAGGTATGCTTATCGAATTGATCGATAAGGTCAAGAGACAAGGGTATGCTATCAATACCTTAAGAGAGGAAGTGGAACAATTAAAGAAAGAGTCATATGGAACTAAAGCAACAAGCTCTAGAGCTAAAAAGCAGGCTAATTAACTCGGTGGAGATATGGGCGGAGGAAAGGGTCGACTCTTTCGTCTCCGGGAACACGGCTTTCAAGCCCCTTGGCAAGTATCTGAAAAGAGGTGTCCACAACATCCTCGTGCAAAAGGACAAGGAGATCACTGAGAAGGTGGAGGGTTTCATGATGTTCGTGGCTGACGAGAACGGCAATTATGATAAGGAAGAGTTATTCGATGACGCTATGAACGTATTCAAGAGCATGAAACCTTACAAGTTTGAGCAAGGATTCTTGAAGGGTACGATAGGGGAGGGATCTATATTGGTGGAACTTCCGGATAATGCTCTTATGAATTTTATCCTAGGCGAAACGAACGCTATCCGTATAACGGAAGCGGATTTTTTGGAGTTGAAATCAATATTTACCGAATAATAATATGAGATATGAGATACAAGGAACAGATAAGGGAGTACCAAGCCAAGGGACTAGGCTCCGAGAAGAAGATGTGGGCCTCCATAGACGTGATGGAGGAGGCTATGGAAAAGTTAAGGGAGAAAGACCCGGAAGCGTATGACGAGACTATGCGTGATTTACATGAGGTTTTTTGTGGGCCTCATTATAATGAGTGCTTTGCTAGGATGGACGTGGCGGCAATGCACCATAAAGGCAAGTCGGGGGAGGATAAGGGTGAGCACTGGAACATCCAGCAAGTAACCGCCGTCGCTAAAGGCATGAGCGTACCGGGCAACGCTAATATTTGGGATGTTTACGTTGCGCTAAATTCAGCGTGGCACGACAAGGAAGTAAAGTTCACGGAATGGTTCGGTCCGGATGCCGAGAAAAAGATCATCGAGGACGCTGTCAATTTCTACTTCATGGATGATGACGCTCCTGAAGGCAAGGTCTGGATTTACATGTGCGCCATGGATGACTAAGAAAACCAAAAATAAAGGACACGCAAAGAAGGAATCCGCAAGACGGGAGATAGACCGCCTCACGGATTCCTTGGATTTCGAGCCTGTCAACTTCTATGAGGTGATGGCTCGGATTAGACACTTGATGTGCCATGAATATTCTATGAATAAGAAATATCGTTAGTATATTCTGGATTTCACTTCCTTTGAGAAAAAAAATAATGGACATAACTATTCGAAAAGCAGATATTTATAAGGAAGTGGAGAAGATTACCTCTATAACTGGTTCCTCTATAAACATGGAGGATGGATCGACCTTGTATGATAAGGTGTGGGCCAATGAATACGATCAAGATATTTTAGATACATTCTGGAGGAATGCTGTAAACACAGTCATATCTCTGTTCATTCGTTATCTGGACAAGGATACGGTAAAACATAATATTATTGAGACTGACAGAGGAGAGATATTTTCCTTGAAAGTAAAGATGCCTGAGCGTTTTGACCGAAGGCTTGAGGGAGGAATTTTCGACTTGGTCTCGGATTTATTGGCTACAATTGTCTTGTCTGGATGGTTTGAGCTAAAATTGCCGGAAAAAGTCAAGACCTATAATGATAAGGCGATAGCGTTATCGTCAGAAATAAGAGGAGAACTATTATATCGTGTCTCCCCGGTGCGAGAGAATAGAAAAGACTATGGATTAGATAATTATATATTCGATCAAGTTTATGGCAAATGTACGGATTGTCCTTCACAAGGATGAGATAATGGCAGATATAAAGGCTATAGCCCATGTTACAGGAAGAAGGTTATTGACCCCGGATAATATGGATAAAGCCTCGGATATACAAACACCGGAGGAAGGCCCGGACCTAGATATTGTTGCCCGGGCATTATCTTCCGCCTTTGATAACATAAAGCATGTATGCTCAAGATACCTAAATGTTGGTAGGCTGGAGGATTTTAACAGCCTAGAGGATATATCAGGAGACTATATGATAAATCTCAATATGCCTTTACGTTGGAACTATTCCGCGACATCCCGCATTAAGAGCTTAATGCACGAGCATATTGTTTGCTACGGATTGTACTCTATCTTTGAGAAGACCAATCCTGAGGACGCTACTATTTACTTGGAAAAAGCCAGCGTGCAACTGTCTTTGATAAAACCGGCCTTAGAATTGAGGACCGGTCCGATAAGGAGGAGGATTAATCCGTTTATCTAGGCTTGTTTCTCCATTTTGGAGTATAATATACGGATATGACGGATATCGACTTTTTCCTTGTCAGATTAGCGGTGACCAGAATCCTGAAATATTTGAATGGTGTTCCGCATATTCTAGAAAGATACGGGCCAATAACGCTTCCGACGGGAAAATAAAAGATCCCGTCGGTACTAGCGTACAAGACAAATGATATATCGGTCTTGTTGAAAACTCCCCTACAAACAATATTATTGACAGTCTTTAGCATGTCATCCCCCAATTTAATCGGCCTTGTAAGGATAATTCCCTTTTTATTGTCGTTGCTGTCGTTATCTACTTTTGAGGATAGATCTATTATTTTGCTATTGGTTGATTGTAAAAAGGTCGATGGATAATCTGGAACAGCGTATTTATACGCCGATGATATCGTGCCCCATGTCCCTTGGTTAATGGAATAGACATATGCGTATACCTTATCAGGATTTATTACCATTATTCTCCCGTTCGGATAATCATAGGCCATAAATGCGTCCTTTATGTAATCTTTAAAAGGTGTCATCTGATTTATCTCTCCTGATAGAAGCTCTTTTGTGGCTATCTCTGACAGGGATTTGATAGAAGCGATATCTAGGCTTGGGCCATCGAGGATCGAGGATATAAGCGTGGTATCTCCTCCTGATACTATCATAATGCCTTTCTCGGACGTGAAAGCGACCGCCCCGTCAAGCTGTGTAATAGATCCGGGGTTTGAGCATACGTCTCTGCTCATAGGTTGTTTGGTTGAGTATGTACCATCGGAGGATACTTCCATAGCCCAAATACCATCGGTAGAGAATACCAATAACGGGAATTGTCCGAATTGTCCGGTGGATATAGGTCTTGTCGTGGAAGTTATCCCAAGGATTTTACCTACCCCAACGGTATTTATCCCTTTCAATGGAAAATAAAAGGGATTATTGACCTCGGAGGTATATAGTTTGTTGGGTTGGATGATTGACTTGTCCTCGGTCTCGATTGAATTATTATAAAATCCAAAAGAAAGGTCGTTAAACGGCCTTGCGTAATATGCGCCATTGAGCAAGGAATGCGGAGATAAGAAAACCTCCTCGGTATCGATTGCGCTACCTCTTTCAATAACCATACGATATGCGTCAGTATCGGGATAATATAGGTAATATATATGCCCATCTAATGGTATATTGGTCTGCGATTTTACGACTATTTCTTTCCCCTCTTTCTTGATATGCGTATATACGGAGAAAGAATTGGCCGCCGTGTTGGAATAGCATACCATACTGTCTAGAGGATATCCGTCAAATAGTGTCGCTTTTACTCCGGCTATATTGAGCCTTGAATTGTACGGGTAGATAAAAGATGGCAATAAGGAATGGTTGCCGATATAAGTGTCATCCAGTCTTTCTCTTGTCTCTAGATTCTCCCAATCCCCTACAATGATAGCCTCTCTCTCCCCATAGGTTATATTGTCTATATTTATTGAATCTATTTTATAGAAAAGAGAGATAGAGGAAATATCGTCTATTGCGTTATCCTTGCGTGGCAGTTCCAATATAAGATCATTCTCAAATATATCCGGTGTGTCTGAATATGCGTTTTGATACGCTTCCTTGAAATTAAGTTTCCCGTATTTATTGTCTGTCGGTCTTTTTACTATGCCCCAAAAAGAATAAGGAAGCTGTGTGTTATTTAATGATTTTATGTTGTCGATACTACCAGATTGGTCGAATGTGTATATCGGCGCAGATATAAATATATCAATAGACTTGATGATATCGTTCCATGACGCTAGACTAGAGGATGGTTCGGATATAAACCTGTCTAATCCTCCGGTAATCGACAATACACGTCCTTTAATAGTGTGTATTGCTAACGTCTCCATCTCCTCTTCTCTATCTGTCCCGGGATGTACGATGACGGTGTCTGTTGAGGCTTCGTATGTAATGGCGGCCATTGGAGCCATGTCCGATGATGGTATCATTAAAATAGGAGCTGAATGCATGGTATAATTCCCATCATACAACCTATATGCGTATCGTACAAAGAAGGGGAATATAAACGAGCTATTGCTCCTTGATTTGTTGTTGATAAATTCTATGGCTCTAGCCATTACCGTATCAGTTATAGCTCTTTTATTGTTATCGGTTAAATTGTTTAAGACATCGATGACAGCTATTTTATCCGGTAACTCAATAGAGAATAAATCAGATCTAGCGACATTCCCTCTTAATCCAAATGATATTGACAGGAAGGGAGGCTTCTCGCCAAGGTATTGATATCCATCGTCTTTTAACAAGATATATGACATTCTCTTGTCCGTAAGGATGATCAATGTATTCCCTATGCTGGTGATCTTTTCCCATCTTTCTTCGCCTTGAAGCGTGTAATCAATGGGGACTTCTTCCCTTTCAGAGGCGTCAGACAGCTCAAACCCTATCAGATGATCGCTTTTTGAGCAGATAAATATTTTTCTGGAAGATGTATTATGGACAAATAGCAAGTTCTCATCTGTATTTAGAGTTAGGAATGGTTCTGGGAATGTCACCGCTCTCATGCTTCCGTTCTCGGATATCAAGTTTAAGGATATATCCAAGTCTCCATCGTTACAATCAAGGTTCGATGTATTGGCGGATAAGCCTGTTAATCTGATATTGCTCTCTTCCATGTTTTTTGAGGTAAAATTATCGCCGGATATCATAAATCCAGCGATAAAACTTGTTTGATAACAAGGTTATTGATCTGGCTCGATGATCCGTCTTGTTATAATTGGAGTCCTCTCATTCTCCGTTGCTCCAAGCCTGAAAGACAAAGAAGGCTTGAACAAGTCTTTCCCTTTTATATCGGGAAGCCTATAGACATTATTGGTCACGTTTGAGCAATGGAAACGATAGTGGTTCCCTTTGACAGAGAATGGACGTATACCATCAGGATCTTTTTGGATATAGAGGTTCCCGTTATCATCTATGACGAATGATATGGAATCGTAGTTGCGCAAACCTATTATTTTTGCGGCAGGGCTTAATATCTCAATTAGCCCGCTCTTATGAAACCTTATGTGAGGCTTTACCAATCTTGTTATTATTCGCATATCTCGAAATATTTAATTCCATTTGTTTCTTTCTCTCTTACTTTTAATATCCTAGAACCATGAATATTTATACCGGTAATAGCGATGAAGTACTCAAGTGAAGGAACCGTGAAAAAAAATATTCCGGGGGTGTCTCTTTCCCCTGTGCGTTCGACCATGTTACATTGTGTCTTGAATGTCTCAGATGGGGTCCTTTTTATTATGGCGAACTTGTCGCTTCCCTTTAGCTTAACAATTTGGATAAAAGCGGGATGCCCCTTCTTGAAATTCATCTTTTTGAATAATTTTCTGCCTATTTTGGCGAACTGATTCTTTTTATTGTAAATCTCGATATACATGGTTTTATATTTAATCGTTTAACATTTATACTTGCTTGGCACTTGATGTGCCTGTTATGATATCTCTGAAATTAGGCAACTGCAAATAGAACGAGAATCTGCTTAACGGTCTCCATCGTTCAAGCAATGATCGGTTACACTCATTCCATCCATCTTTTCCGAAGCGGATATCCAAGGCATTAGTTATCTTACGCACGATAGACTGGATGTATGGTACATTTGCCCTGTTCCCAATGGAAGGGGTATAAATACATATTTTGTATATCCCTCCATTAATACAATCCCAGCTTCCCCTATAAAAAGTGATATGGGCTTTGTCTAGTATTGCCTCGTCTGACAAGCTTATAAATCCGTTGTAACATCCGACATACCTAGCTTCGAATACTTTTAACCCAGTGGACGAGCGAAGAAGCTTTTTCAATTCTCTCTCGTCCCGGACAATTTGGCTTATTCCCATAAATAGCTATTTTAATTGTCGACTTTCCGTATTACTAAAGAGTTGAACGTGTTCAACTGATATTTAAGACCATTAGATAGATCCTCGCACATGTAGCATTGCTGATCGTTGGAATAATATACCTTGAAATCATGGGCCATGGCATTGATACGTATGATATCGTTCTCCATGACATCGTCCCCATCCTCGTATTTCCTTCCGGTAGGGTGTGATCGTCTTGCCATTATCAATGTAAGAGATACTGGGGCGTCTTCCCACGTTAAGTATCTACCTGTTAACATATATATACTGCCTTTTGGAAGTACGATCGCCGAATTGTGATCCTCAACAGAGAAATAGTTCTCATCATGCGCCGATCTCTCGTCCGTCCATACCCCTCCTAGCCGCACGGGGAAGTTATCAAGGATAACCTCGTCACCATTCTCGTTTACGGCCAAGAACACTATTGTCTGCTTGCCTAACTTCATGACATATTAGTCATTAAGGAGTGAATGCTCTAATTTCGTAACCAATGACACATTGCAGATAGCTCTTTGTCTCTGCCACTCAAGAAACTTATTTTGTAATTCCTCGTTTCCCGAGTCAGATATTAATCTGAGCAGTTCAGATTCTATTTTGCTAAGTTTTTCAACTTCGATTTGATGATTACTTTTACTCATGATTTCTTACGGTTTAGCTACTAATTTCAATCTATATCCTAAGTATTTCGTTTTCTCATCCTTATCTATCAGATGAGAGTACAATTCATCCATTATGATATAAAATATCACTTTGGGCAAAGGCTTTTGAAGGTAATTTGCGAAGTCTTCAAACAATAAATGTTTTGGGGTTACTTCTTCTATTTCTTCAAAACATTCATGCAATGGCTTAAATGATAAGCCATGTTTTTGGGGATTTGTCAACAGTTCCTTGTAGGCATTGACTGTTTCTGGAGATAATACCATAAATTCATTATTCTTTAATTATGAGCCTTTTCGTTATTATTTTCAGTCAATTCAATAAAATCATCGCTTGTCAAAAATAAACGATGATTTATACCAATCGCTCTGTAAAAGTCTCCACTTCCGATGTGTTTCCCCATAAATTCAACTTCAACGATCATCCCATTCACTAAGCCATCGTCATGATGATACTTATTATCTGTTTTAATTTGCACTTTGATTGTTCTATTCATGATTTCTTAGATTTGAATGACTCATTAAGTATCTTGATCGCCAATAGCGGATCTTTATCCGTTAAAGTGTTCCATACTTTTATTTCGGGTTTCACCCTAGAATAATGATGTAGCACTATATTGTTGGCTTTGTCGACTCTTCCGGTTCCATATATCCATAACATCCCGGGATATAACTGGAAGTTTTTCATTATCTTCTTGGCTTGTCTTAATCTCATGATTTCAATTTATTTATTATTTAATGATTATATAGTCCCCGCAATCTTCAATATACTTTATTCCGGCACTATCAAGAGTATTCTCTATGTCCACTTGGCACAGGCAAGATTCCGGTATGATATTGTCATACCCTTCCGCTGGGATCATTTTCGTGATTTGCGGGAAATGATCCTCTAATTGTTTAGGGGATTGTATTTCTACATCCCCGTCGTAAATAAGTACGCACATAACTGTCATCCAAATATGTAATATTTCCCGGCCTCATAAACCATTTTTGTAGAAGGATCATCCAGATCGCTATCCTCCAAATCACTTTTTGGAATACACTCATCCCATAAGATGTTATAGAACATATCTTCTGAATTTTTTTCTAATGCGCATTGCTTGCGTAAACAAAAATCCTCTCCCCAAATGGCGACATCTTGCTGTTGCTCTTCCTGTGTCATACTGGAGATCTTATCACTTAATTCTTTCCAAGTCATATCTTTTAAATTATGGGCCTTCCCATGAAGGCTCGGTTAATACTATTCCTCAGATCGAGTATAGGCATCCAATGGGTAACACAAATTTTATCACCATTAGTATCATACCATTCATTACATTCTCTGCAATACCAACCCTGTTGTAAGTATTTAAAATAATCAGTACACCAGCAGCCAGTTATTACCAGATCTTCATCATCAGGTAACTTATCTTTTGTGCTTATCCACGGTAATTGCTTTGCCTGCCATTCGGCACCTGCTATAAATCCCTGATAATACGCCGGGAATGCACTACCGCTACTCCTGCTTTCAGCGAAGAGATGAGCCGCTTCTTCTACTGTATGTCTCATATCAATATCTCTTTCCATGATTTTAAATAATATTTAAATATTGCTAACCACACATTGTTAGTACACGGTAAACCTGTATATTTGCGTTGCGTTTGGTTGGAACATTAACACCTCCAATCTGGTGAACTGTCATTCACCTCCTTGTCCTATCTCCCTTGTCCGAGAAAAGACACAAGCCCATTGTCCTGTAACTTTGGGCTTTTTTAGTTTCGCTTGACAGGGCGTAGCTAAATATAGCTTGACGATGCAGGTCGTCAGGCAAATCGGAAAGGAGGTGTTTAATGTGGAAGACCAAACGCGCGAAGACAGCAAGACTCGTATTTTCTGTCGCTACATAGTAAAGAATGGTAAGAGAATCTATCCTAAGACCTCTCGTTACTTCTCTTTCTTGGTGAGCGATAAAAAGTAAGCCTAGCTGTTTTTTAGGAGATGTGCAGGCATCTCCTTCCTTTATTAGTCTATAAGCGTTACCTTAATCATTTGATCCTCCTTTCCTCAATTCCTCTATCAGTGCATCGGCAAAAGCTACGGCATATTCTGCTTGTGTTTTAAAAGTGCCTTCATAGACTTCTCTGCTTGAATTACTAAGAAACGCTGCCATCATTTCTTTTGCAATCTCATATCTACGATATTCCCAATCGATGGTATTATATGTTGCTTTCATCATTACCTCCTTTCAGCAATTCGGGATTGTCATACACTGAGCCTATAATACTTCCTTGGCACACCTCCGAATCCAGCAATTCGCATGGATTAACCCCATCTAGGGATATGCACCATCCTGTATGTTCGTAGATGTCAATCACTTTGAAAAATTCTCTTTTCTCTTCATATTTCCATGTTGAGAATATAACGGCATAAATACGTCCGCTTGGAGCTTTTATTAAATCCCCCTCGTAAATCTCCTTTCCGTTCTTGTCTTTTAGGCCTGTGAACTGGCCTACGGTGTCTTTATGAATGTAATCCCATTCCATAAAAAACGGAGAGGCAGAGCCTTCATTGAATACTCCTTCATTTTTTATGATTATCATATTTTGCATTTCTGTCTCTAAATTCTTTAGTGTCGTAAGCATACCATGTACCCATTTCCCGCTTGTCGTACTTTTTCCTCTGAATTTAATCTCACGCATTTTGTACTCCTTTCTTTAAAATATCCTCACAAGCTCTACTATCGCATCTTACCAGTTTTTGATGGAAGGCGCACCAAGCTTCCCCGTTTGCGTCTTCATCCTCGATAAGTAGGCAATCGCCGCATTTAACCGATAGGTATTTCTTGTCAAGGCATCCTTCCTTGATAAGCCATTCGATAGTCTCTATCAATGCTTCAATCGGATCATCATATCTATGTGATGTATAGTTTACCCCGTATTCAATGCTGTATTGATGATCCTTCACCTTATTATCGGCATTATATGTTTTAGCGTTTAATCCTGCGCATAAATAAAGCGTACCTAATCTATCAATAGCTGGAGGCATCATGTCTATCAGCTTGGATAGAGACCAAGCGGGGCAATCGTCTTGGTATGAACGATCGTAATACTGGCTATCTCTAAGAAGTATAGTTTCTGTCAAAGTGTATGTCTCTCCGTATACATTATAGAAAAACTTTCCTTTTTCGTCTTTACGGATATCCTCCCATGGTGCTATATTACTTTCATCGTCAACATATAGTAAAACCATGTCTGCCGTCTCCGGTCTCACCCCGGCCTCTAATAGCCGGGATGATTGTTCTTTATTCGTGCAAATTTGATTCATGATTTCTATTTATTAGCAAAATTTTAAATTCCATCTTTCCCCATTAAGATTAGGGATATACCTTAATATCTCATCTTCAAGTTCCTCCTCTGATAACAGGGGAATTCTATGGTTGTACATTATATTCCCCATATATTTGCCTTCGCTATACACATGGATGGTTTTCATTATTTTCTTCATGCTTTATCCTCCTTCTTGTTGATCGCCTCATGAAGCGAATTATACACCCGGGCGAATATTTTTCTTTGCTCTTTGTCTTTTAATGAGTCGGCGAACTTGTGCATGACCATCTTCTTCTTGTTATCCCAGATTATCCGTGCCTTATCCACGCCGTCAACAAACAATATATGCGGATATTTACCCCATTGTATCAATATGCCATTATCGATAAGATCTGTAATCTCCTTTGGCATTAGCTCTTTACTACGGGCCATGCCTATGAGCTTACCTTCCTCTCGCTCTATGGCCGACTTGGTTTTGTCTATCTCCTTTTGGAGATTAGATATAGCGTTGTTCTGCCTGTCCCATCTTCGCATAGTGGCCGGGCCGTTCCTCTTATCGTTAAGAGGTTGCCCGTTAGCGGAGGCTACGTCATCGAAGTGGTCGTTGATTTTTTTGTTGAATTTATCCTCTTTCTTTTTAAGAGAGGATTTTAGTATCTTTAGTCTACTCATATCTATCCCTCCTGAATAATTACGCATTCTATCTCTTCGTCATACGTCACATCCACCGGATCGTACTCATACTCTCCATCGGACGTGCGTATCATTACCTCCGCTTCCGGATCTTGCTCTTGGAGAAGAGCTATTAGTTCTTTATTTCTCATGATTCACCTCCTTCCTTCAATTTAGCTATGAGCGCATCGGCAAAAGCTACGGCATATTCTGCTTGTGTTTTAAAAGCGCCTTCATAGACTTCTCTGCTTGAATTACTAAGAAACGCTGCCATCATTTCTTTTGCAATCTCATATCTGCGTTGTTCCCAATCAACGGCTTTATTCTCCGTCTTATCTATAACTTCTAGATCCTCTAGAGCGTTGAGTTCCTGTATGAGATCAAGCCCCTCGGAATCCACATAGCGCACCCAATCCTTTTCAGGACAGGCTTCGGAAGATTTGAAGGCGATAACATCAACGATCTCCCCAGTCTTTCTTATTCTCGCTTTCATGTCAAAACAATGTTTTCTCTAAATCATAATTAATCCAAATCACCTCCTGTACCTCACTGCTCCGGATGTTATTCTTCTTGACCGGGAACTTTATCATGTTCCAATCCCCGTACAACTCCCGCATTAACGGACAGTCATAACTACTTATCATTGCCTTGCCTTTGATCGAATGCAAACGATCGGAAAGCTCACGATGCTTATCGTCAGAGAACTCGTACTTGTAATCATTCGAAGAGGCCCGGCACTCAAGCGGATAGGGTGGGTCGGCGTAGAAGAAAGCGTTTGGGAAATCAAGCCGATCAATGCAATCCTTATAGTTCAGATTGGTGATCTGGAAATTGCCCCTGATCACCTCTGCGACCTCATGCAGTTTCTCTATCGCATTGTTCCATCGGGATACGGTCTCACCACCTCTAGCGTTAACATGGCTCTTGGCGCAATGCCATCCCTTGTTTTTTCGTTGCGCTCCCAGCCCGAAGAATGATTGCCGGATACGGACGTAAAACCTCCTTGCACGCTCTATCTTATCCCCGGAAGGTTCCCATGAGTTATTATACTCCAGTTCAGAGCATGGGGTTAACAGCAATAACCTTGTCAACTCCGGCTCATGATCCCTTAATACCTCGAAGAAGTTGGTTATATCCCCGTTTATCTCGTTTGCTGTCTTAATGATCCTTCCCGGATAATTGAGAGAAACGGCCATGCTTCCGGCGAACAGATCGACCAGATGGGTGAAATCTCTTGGAAAGTTGGCGTACAAATACTCTAACCAAGTGAATTTACCTCCAAAGTAATTGAAGGCTATAAGTTTATTTCTGTTTCCGCTCATGATTATTTGATCTTGATTACTCTCATCATAGATGAATGATTAAACCTTATTTGTTTTAGCAAAAACTACGCTCTCATGATCCGGCCTCAGATGGGCCATGCAAGCCTTGCTGTACTCGCAATCCCTAGCTCCATCGCCCCGGAACAGGCATCCCCTGCATACGACCGCTTTCCCTTGGTATATTGCCTCGAAGCGCTTGACTTGCACCCTGTTTGTCCCGACTTGGATAACAAAGCCGGTAGGGGTGTTTCTCAATCTCTCTGTTATTTCCATGTTATCTTCTCCTGCTTTCTCCGTTTAGGATTATCACGTTAAAACTCTTGAACCTGTCCACCAGCCTAGCTCCGAAGCGATTCTTGAAATCCGTGACGGATAGGTTGGAAGTGATATGATACTTCTTCTGATGGGACTGGTATATCTCGTACCTAGCGTATAGGAACTCGTCTATTACGCTGTCAAGGCTGGTGCCGTAGCTTTTCTGGTTCTCCGTCTCAAGACCGATATCGTTAAGGCAGATATCGAACGGGTTCCCTTCCATGCTCCCTTTCCCGGCTTCCTCGTTGTACGTGAACCTGTCTATGTGACCATGGATCTTGTAATAGTTCATCATCTGGGTCACGGATAGGTTCACGAAGCGTTTGGGGTTATCCGTCAATTTCAGGTAATCGGCGAATATCTGCATCATGAGCGTTTTGCCCGTTCCCGGATCTCCCACGATAAGGAGGTTCTTGTGCAGCTTATAGTTCTCCTCCGGGAATACGGACTCGGCCAACGGGCAATCGTTGAAATAATACAACAGGAATCTCAAAACCTTGTCATTCCCCCTGTCTGTCTCGAATTGCCGCCTCTCGATCCCTAGGTAATTACAACCTAGCGCCTTTATCATCCGGGCGTGGCTGATGTACTCCGTATCGTCCGAGAGATCGTACCTAGAAACGTTCTGTATAGTCCTTGCGTGCTTCTTCACTAGGTTGAACACCTGTTTTTGCTGGAGCCTCTCTTTTTCCATAGGCCTCCGCATGGCTTGTATAGCCTCCGAAAGTTTCTTTTCTTGTTCCTCCATTTCTTTGATTATAAGCCCTTAGTCCTGTTCCCTGCCACCAATAGGTGAATCGTCTCTTCACGTCATCTATCGTTTTTAGCGTATCGCCTTCCCCGGTGGATACCATCCAAGCTAGGAAGTTATCCAGCTCGCCGGGAATGAGGTCATTGAAAGCGACGCTCAATCCCGATATCTGGCAAGCGTATCTGCGCCATTCCTCGTCCCCCAATAACTCATTCTTGAAATTCTCGAAAAGCGTCTCACGCGTATTAAGACTCTCTCTTAAAGTATTATCTTTATTATTATTTGGGTTATCGATGGGTTGGCACTGGGTTGTTCTATGGGATATCAATTGAGTTATCAAACTCTCTAAGTCGTTTATTGAAAGGTTGTTTACTGGGTTGTTTTGTGGGTTGCTTGTTGGGATATTACCATTGTATTCGTTGTATTTAACAAGAGTTATGACATTCATCCCTTGGCTTTTATCCGTAGTTATCATTCCTTTCCGTTTTAACTTGGCAAGAAATGTCTTGACTTTTTGTTCTCCCCATTTCCATTTACCAGCGAGGAAACGGTTTGAAGCCGGATATTGTCCTCTCCCATATGTTATTTCTCTACCTCCGATACATTCAATCGTGTCGGTTGCCTCAAATCGTGCCGATTGTATTAGATCAAGCCACGCTTCGCACTCCGAGAATGTCCGGGCTGCTTCCCACATTTCATTAGAAAAAAACTTACGAGAGAGCATAATGAAACCCTTATCCATATATTAAAAATCAAAATCCGGAGACTCTCCGCTCTGCAAGGACTTTAGTTTCTGGTCTACAAGGTGGTTTACATCCCATATGTTTACAGGTTGTATTTGCAGGTTCTCCGCCATTTGCCTTGCTACTTCCTCGGAGACAGGATTTATAGCGTATATGGCCCCCGATGAGAGGAAGCGGGTGAAGCCGGGTTGGTTACTTGTATCCGGAACGTCTACCCGAAGCATATTGGTACCGGCCACATTCTGTTCCGTACATCTTCCCGCTATCCTTGAATGGCCGAATAACTCGACCACGCACCATAAATCAAATTTCTCTTGTTCCATATTATTTTCTATTTTTAAAAGTGTTACAAAATCTCGTGGAGTTAGCTACCCGTCCAGCATCATGTATGATGCACCAAACGCATAGCCCCTTGTGAGGATGTCCGTTGGCGCAATCGCCACATTTCACCTTTTCTTGCTCGTCTTTCTTCTTAGCCATTTCAATCCTTTATGCCTTTCTGATCCCTCAAATCCTTTATTCGTTTCTTGTAATCTTCGATCATCAATTGGTAATCGAATGCCGAGAGTTTAGAGATAGAGTGCTTTTTCACCTCAAGCTCGTTAATTACTTTTATGCCATACTTATTTATCAAGCCCTTGGCATAACCGATGTTGTTGCCCTCGTCGAAACGGTTGCAAGACCTGCATTGAGCGTTGCAGTTTCTCTCGCTGTATCTGGTACCCATATGTGACCGGTTGACGAAATGTCCGCAATCTGCCTCTTTCCAATGCACGATCTTCCCACAGCTTATGCAATGGCAATAACCGTTGTTGTCAGCATCCCTTATTCTTATAAATACGGAGAATATACGGTCTAGTCTGTTCTTTAAAGAGGTTATGTTCTTTACTTTTCCCATGGATGTTTTCTTTTTTCGTTTATTAATAAGAATCCTGCCAAGATCACTGCTATAAGTCCGAGTATTGCGGTGATAAGGTATATGGCCATTGTCAAGTGATCTAAATCTTGTATTGTTCCCATGATTATATGTTTGTTATTCGTGGACGGTGCCGGGATCGAACCGGCCTCTTTACGTCATGCGCACTCCGTAACGTTTCATCCCGGAATACTTACCGCCCGAAATCCCCGCATATCCTCACGGACGGCGGGGATAATCATTAACTAACCCAAATCTAATACCATGAAAAACACACTCTAATATTAATATCCTTAGTTCTGAATCTTTATTAAATCGGGTATCGCTCCATAAATGGGGGTACGACCATCCCATTTGTCGATAAACTGCTTATAAAGAATTTCTTTAGTCAATCCTCTCGAGGTGATTAACGCTTGTTCCGTTTTCAATTGCTCCAACTCGTTGCGTTTCCGTTGCTCCGCTATCTGCTGGTCTAAAACCGAAATATTGGTGTTAACTTCATTTCTACTATCAATTTTCTCGCGAACCGCCTTGGAAAACTCTAATTGCGCCGAGAATGTGAGTAATTGAAGACCTCTTTTCTCGAATTCCTTATCTACAATCTGCTCAAGGCGTTTCTCAAAAAGAAGCGAACCTCCGTCTGCCATTAAGCTATCGGTCTTATGTTTACGGCTTTCCTCCTTGATCAGGTCATAGATGCGAGGTTCTAGTATGTTATCCTCCAATGATTGCATGAAACCGTCTTTGCCTGATTCCGTATCGGCCTTGTCTATGTGCTTGTTATCGAAAACAACGTCTATTGCCCTGTTTTTGATAACCTTGTAGGAGTAAGTGGGGCGTGCGTTAAACTCCGTATTGTCTGCGGCTTTTAACGTGACAGGGCTTCCGAACTCGCCTCGTTGGTCGAATAGCGGGACTTGAAATAATTCCGTGCCCCATTCCCAAGTTGAAACCCTGCCTGATACGACCTTGAAATCCTCCTTCCCTTGTTTCCCGTAATTTTCCATCAATACCCCAGCGTAATTAGGTGCTACACGTTCACAAGAGGATAAAAATACCATAGCGATTATCGCTATAGTAAAAAACTTAAAACTTGTCCTTTTCATTCTTGATAAAATTAAATAGTTTGTAAATTATAAATAATGAACTAGTTAACATAATGACTATTCCTAGCCATGCGTCAACATGGTTAAAAACTCTGTTCCCTGCCGGAATAAAGGCTATGGCCAATATCAATACCCAATGTTTGTTGATAAAATTTCTCATATTTGTTGGTTTAGTGCCTCATTGTATAAAGGCATGATTAATCCGATACTGCTTACGTCTTCTACCATGCTGTCAAAAATGATGGCATCGTTAACGCCCTTGAAAGTAGCCGTGCATCGTTCGCATTCATATAAAGCTTTCCTCATTATGTCGAATAAGCCCATGTTAAAGGATATTTGAGGAAGCGGAACGCTGGGTTTTGCCTGATAATTTTGTATCACTTTCTCTGCGTCTGGATATTTTAAGTTCTCATCCGCGAAATAGAAGAACGCCTTGTCATTCTTCTTATGGCACTCTATTCCGTCATCAGAGATAAGGATGTCATCATATTTCAACATGTCCTTAAAAAATAGACTATGCAGTAATTTGCCGTCTAACGCCTGTATCATGGCTTCGTCAAGGTTTGAGCATTCGGATATCCTGTTTTTAACGATAATATGTCCGTCACTGGCGTAGGCCCAATCTCCCTTGAAATATACGCATTCCATAGCGGGACGGTTATCGTCCTTTGCGCAAGCCAAAAACATTTGTACGTTCTTGTCAAAGTTGTAAGAACCTTCTTTTCTCTTTCCCATATCATTAATATTTAATATTATATTTTCTTCTTTCGTATTGTGGGACATACCCTTTGCAAGGAGTATTCCCGTCAAGTAAGGCCGATTCCGGCCTCACAGTTTCCCCATCTTTTTTAGACGGGGCTGTCCAATGCCTCTGCCGTTGATGACAGAGGCAATGTCTTTTAGAGCATGCCTCATTGAGGCATAATATCAGTTCTTCCATCTTGGATTATTTTCTCGAGTTTCTTTAGATCCTTTTTGGCCAATCTTACGGTATCGGCTATCCTTGGTCTTCCCTTGGAATCCACGTGTTCTAGGATAACCGATAGATGGCGGGACAGTGTTTTAATGAAAGACTCGGATAGCTGGTACCTTTTAGCCATGGCCGTTATTTTTTATAAAAGCCTTGAAACCTCACGATACCTAGATACTCGGGAGATTTCATTAGTCCGTCCCCCATGCCGCCCAACGTCTCGGCTCCCGGCTCGTCAAGGACAACCTTGGAGTCAATCTCCTTAGGTACACGGAAGCATATCTGTACGGGGAAATTCACCTTAGCGTCTCCCGTGATCACGTTAACCGACGCTCTTTGCGTAGCCGCCATGATCCGGAACCCAAGCGATCGTCCCTTTTGTAGCAACATCTTCAGATTCTCCTCCAATGACTTTTCACGACCGACCGTGCGTAGTTCCATTTTAGGCTCGAGGAACCCGAAGGCGTTCTTTCGCTGGCCAACCTCGACCATTTCCTTTATGTCAAGTTCCGTTCCCGATCGGGAGGACGCTACCGCGTCGGCGAACTCATCGAACACCACCAGCGTTTTCCATGATGCCCTCGATTTAGCCCTTTCCTGCATATCCTGTACGAGTTCTTTCATCTTGGCCTCTATTTCTTCTATATCATTATAGACCTTTATGTATTTCTCGGAGGAATAATTACAGAACTCGTATTTCGGATCGAAAATTACGATGTCCCGGATACCGGCTAAGCGGGCGTATTCTATCGTGGATATGATACACACGGATTTACCGCTACCGGTAGCTCCGCAAATCAAGGCGTGAGGCGTGGAGTTGTTATCGAGATCCCACACCACGAGCCTTCCGAAGTTATCCGTTCCTATGGGAATCCTCATGCCGTCGATATACTTCTTGTCCCAGTACAAGGACTTGGTTCTTTTCTTCGGTGATTCTATGGAGAGGTAGGATTTTCCCTCATACACCATAAGCTCGTTACCCATCCTTATGGATGGCACGTCCAGCGCGTTCGCTATGTCTAGCTTGTATTTCATCACTGTCGTGATCTTTGTCCCAGCGGATACCTCTAGCAGATACGTGTCTGACGAGTACCCGTTAATCTCCTTGGCCACGTTCACGATCACCCCGAATGTCCGTAGGATATGCTCTATTTTCTCGCTGTTTGTCATATTACTATTGGATAAATCATATTGAATGAATGAGGAAGCGTTCCTCTTGAACTCGGATATTACCTTGGGGTTTACCGATCCAAGGGAAGCGTCCCGTATTTTTTTCTGTCTCTTCGATATCAATTCCTTCTTTGACTCGGGCACGTTGAAATCATCGACCTCCGCTATCAGCGTCTTGGCCCAGAAATTATAAAGCTCGGCCCTGTCCACGAAGTTGTCGCTATCGTTGATCATGTACACGTAATCCGGATCGGACACGGCCTCTATCATTCTTTTTAGCGGCTCGTACAATATGGCCTCGTAAAGCTTCCTCGTGTCGTTATCGAGATTGATCACGAATTTCTTCAACTGGGAGGAGCCGTCCTTGTTTTTCGAGATCTTGTTCTCCACGAACCATACCTCGTCAACATTCTCCCCGAAGCGGGACTCATAGCACTTGACGTAGGTCATTGCCTGTTTCCCGCAGATAAACGTTAGCTCCTCGTCATCGGTGAACTTGGCCCTTGACTTATGGTCTATGATGACCGTCCGACCGCTTTCCGTCCTTATCGCCAAGTCTAGCCTAGCGTGGCAGGGCAGGGGGATGTCCACCCCGTTTATCGTTACCCATTCCTCGCACCTTGATTCCACGGCGATTATCTCCTTGATACCGGAAAGATAGATATCCTTCTCCCCGTAGAAGTTATTGATAAGCCTCGTGGCGTTCTTGGTGGCCTCGATCTTGCATTCCTCTACGGTAGGTGTCGTTTTCTGTATCTTCCAATCATTCGGGTGTACCTCCTCTATGTATGAGAACGCTACCCTCTCCATTTCCGTGATCGGTATTATCTGCCCCTTGCGCTGTAGCTCCATGAAGAAATACTCCAAGGCCGAATGATAGGCGTTACCCGCTACCGTGCTGGAGGATGATCTGGATCTTTCCCGGTAAATCTCCCGTTTCTCGAACTCCTTCTCGTTCCGGGAGAAAGAGGCTACCTTGCTGTAACTCCAAGAGTCAATAAGGTAGTTTGATAAATGCTCCTCCAGCTCGGCGTTGGTATAGGATGAGTACTTGTTCATGGCATGCTATCTCTTTTTGATTTTGAGGATTTCATCTTTTCTTTTTTAGATTTTACGTCTTGAGGCTTACCGTGTGAGAAGACCTTGTTGTCCCCGATATCATCCACTTCCTCCTTGGTGAGGAATCCCATACTGATCTCGGGGCAAAACGTCCGTTGCCAGAACGCTGCCGCCCGATAAGTGAGCATGAGGTTTGGCATCGTTTGCCATTTACTTCCGGATTTGGTAAACCATCCTTCCCTTATGGCGGTCTCGATCGTTATCGGGTCAGATTCGAAGACATCCCCGGAAGATAGTTCTGTAGCATAGGCCACGCATTCTATGTTATCAATGTCCGTCCCGTCAAATTCTCTTGATACCAAAGTGTTCTTTCTTGCCACGTTGTCCCATACGGTCTCATTGAACATAATCTTGCCGATCTTGCCTAGGCTCTTTTTCTTATATCTGAGAGCGGAGAACCTGCCGCTCATGTTGATTAATGCGATTAGAAACTTACTGGACCATGACGGAACTCCCTTTACGATGTATAGATTCTGCATTACCATTAGTGGGTTGGCGTTCATCCGCATGGAAATATCTAGCGCTATAACGCAATTTCCTACGTTGTTTTTATAAATCTCTGGAACTATGGTACTTTCGCTATACATGATTCCCATTCTTTGCATGGTCTCAAATTGTTTGACGGTCTGCCCCAATGGGGTTGCACTGAACTCTGCTGCTTGCTTAGCTTGAAGTAATTGTAATTTCGTTAATTCTTTGTTCTCTTCCATATTATTGTTGATTAAATTATTTACCAATACAATGTTGACATTTCCCAGTCCCTCTGGATTTTGTCTTCCTCATATTCCTCGTTGTCTTCCTCCCCATCGTACTCCGGTTCGCCGTCGGGGTCTTTGATGTAGATGTCTCTCATGAGCTCCATCGATAAGCAAGGAATTTATTCGATCTCGATAATCTTGAATTTTCCTTTCTTTATATATATCTTATGATTGTGGTAGTCTTTGACTATTCCATGATCGGAAACTGTGTTTATGTTCCCTGTGCAATCCTCAACATATGAGTTATCGTAAGCCTCGACCTTGGCAGAGCCGTAAGCCTCGACCTTGGCAGAGTCGTAAGCCTCGACCGTGGCAGAGTCGTAAGCCTCGACCGTGGCAGAGTCGTAAGCCTCGACCGTGGCAGAGTCGTAAGCCTCGACCGTGGCAGAGCCGTAAGCCTCGACCGTGGCAGAGTCGTAAGCCTTGACCGTGGCAGAGCCGTAAGCCTCGACCGTGGCAGAGCCGTAAGCCTCGACCGTGGCAGAGCCGCAAGCAAATGATTTAGCATTAGAGGTGTGTTCTTTTCTTGTGTAAATACCGGCTTCGGCTAATTCCTCTTCAGAAAAGTTATTTTCTAGGTAATTTGCGTCAATCATCTTGGATGCACTCAAGACCCAATACCAATTATTGGTTATTGCTTTCAGCAAATCTTGTTTGCTTTTTGCGTTTAACCCCATCCTGTATCCATCTTGACAAGCGTTATGTTTTTTAGCCCGTTCAAGCAGATCCTTCTTTAATTCCTCGAATGTCTTCATTATTTCTCGTTTATAAGTTTTATAATATCTTTCCTGATTTGTATAAGCTCCTCCTTGCTAAGAGAATTTAGCTCGTCTAGGATATCGTCCTTCCTCGATCGATTCGGTCTTGATGGGGCTTGTACCACGTACAACACCCCGAAATCATTTTTCTGACTCATAAGTCATTATAACTATTTGGTGTACCACAATAAAGATTGATATGATTGCTAGGATCAAGAGGTGAATATTGAGAGGTTTTTCGTACCACTCAAATATTGACACTATTGATATCAGCCCTAGTACGGTAGCGGCGATCATCCTTAGCGAGAAAATGATAATGCTCTTTATGGCCCGGAATATCTTCCAGAACCATGCTTGGTTTCTCTTTATCATATGTTGTTGATTTAAATTTCTTGATGTGAAAAGGCCTCATATCCTCACGGACGGAGACCTGCGTTGCACTTTCGTGAAATAATTGATTGAATAAGCACCCCTAGGGGTGAAACGTGCTCCCTGCCGGGCTTGAACCAGCGACCTCCCGGTTATGAGCCGGATGCTCTCGACCAACTGAGCTAAGGGAGCTTTTACCGGGGAATCCCACCCCGGCGAGTTTTTAATCAGCTAAGAATTCTTTCTGCCTGCCTCTCGGCGGTAAAGGTCTTGGTAGTATTAAAAACAGCAAATAGTGATTTCGTTCCCGCCTCCGGTCTCGCTCCGGAACCTGCGAGTCTTTGGCTCTCTTGGCGGGAATAGTTGCGGTCTTGGCTAAATTGCCTATCTTTAGGCCGCTAAACAAAAAAACTATATGGAATTAAAAGATTTTATTAAGGAAACGTTACTACAGATCGCTAGTGGCGCAAGACTTGAGGATGATGAATATCGAAAACTTGGAAATGGTGGAGTAAATCCTGAAGGAAAATTTCATTTAGAGGGTATTCCACACATCCTATGCCCGGGAGTAAATGATAAACATGATATCTCTAAGCCTGTCGTATCCGTTCAATTCAAGTTGAATGTCCAGATTGAGGAAAAGACCCAAATAGAAGGGAAGATCGGTGGCATATTGAACGTTATTTCCGCTTCTTTCGGAGGCTCAAAGGAAGATACAAACAAATCCGTTCAAGAGATTTCTTTCTCCATTCCCGTAGCCTTGCCGTCACGCTCTTCGGCTTCGGGCAGATAAAATCGTAAATCCTTTGGGCCGAGTTGATAATGTCTTCCGATTTTGCCATGTTAAAAGGATCTCGGATGTATTCTAAACAGTACATTCGAATCTCCTTATCTGTTTTTGGATAGTAGTCCATATTTTTTTATATAATTGTCATTGAATAGATTATAGACACCATGGATTATTTATCGAGCAAAGGAACTCCCTGACCTTCTCGGAGGCTATGGTAGCTTCTTCCTTTGAGGGGAAGAGGTTACCCGCTTCCTTGAGCAGCTTGATACCTGTCTTGCCCGGCCCACGATTGTTGAAAATGCTCGATACCGGCTCCGGAAGTAAATCTCCTTCCCTTAGATACCATAGGTCGGTGTTTTGGATGGAGGAGTTACCGGTCTTCCCTTTATCACCTGTCATTATCCAATCGTAAACGGCCTTATGATTTGGATAGGAACGGTTTACGCAATCGCAACGTATCATGTAATCCTCATGATTTCGATTCTCCTTTAGCCAATCGAAAAGTTCCTCCATTTTCCCTACCGGTTCTTGCCCGATGAGGGCAAGAATGTCTCTCTTGATCTTAATATCTTCCATGTCTTTCTTTTTTTAGTTCGTTCCCGGAAGCCGATTCGATCAGCGGCTCTCGCCTCCAGTCCGGGATATATTTTCAGAGGATAGGGTTTACCAATGCTGGATCATAACACCCCAAGGAATATCCTCTATATAGTACATTAATATAAATATGTAGACTCCAACATCGGAACCGATCAAACTACATCGGGAGCGGGGATCATCATCCCTTCCGGTATCTTCGACTATCATAACCTTACCCGCCATACCTATATCTCTTACGTATATCCTCTTATGGGGATAAGGATTTATTCACTAAGTCAAAGAACTCTTTTTTTAGTAGCCCCACCGGTAATCGAAACCGGAACCTTCTTCTTAGGAGGAAGACGCTCTATCCGTTGAGCTATGGGGCTTTTGAATTTACATGTAATCTTGTTGGTTCTCTGCGGCTTTTAAAAGCTCTGTCATGAGATACTCTATACTTTGGGGGCGTTGGAACGCTCTCACCCTTCCTTGCTCTCTCCATCTTTCTACATTAGCCCTACCGAATCTTTGGAAAGCCTTGTTCTGAGATATGTAGACCATTGGTTCCTCTTTTATCTTGTGCGCCTCCAAGAATCTTAGATAATGGAGTTGGGAGGCTGATATATCTACCATCATATGCGTTATTTTAATCTGGTTACTATTATGTAATCAAAGCATCCATTTTCAGTGCAGGTGAAAGAATATCCTTTTTGGTTAAGCCATTTTATGGAGGACCTGACCCCAGATGGCTTGACATATTTGTTCGGGATCGCTCTAGACTCTCCCTCTTTCAACGCTAATAGACTACCTTGCAAGTCTATTTTCATCTTAAAATCAATCTGTTGTATTTCCATTGTCATAAATGTTTGTATCTTTGCGACTTGATACCTAAATGAGCGGTATGCAAGACTGATTAATTATTATAACGCGAATATACACTAGAATAGTGTATTATCAAAATATTTATACACTATTTTAGTGTGTAAATATATGCTTAAAAGCATGTTTTTTGTATGTTTTTGAATATTAGATTGTTATATGTATGGATGCAAGAGAAATTTTGGAGTTTATACTTAAAAAGGAAGGGGTTACTTATTATAAGTTGTCAAAGATGATGGGTTTGCCACGTGTACAGCCTTTATATAATATAAGGGATGGGGCTGTTAAGAGTATAACAAAGAATTATGCTCAGAAAATAATTGAAGCATTTCCAGACTCAGGTTATACTTTGGCTTTTTTAATGACAGGGGATGAGAATCTTATCAATACTACTAAAATATTAGTGCCTGAAGATGACAATGTCTCGGATTCAAATTTCGGTATTGAACTTATCAAGCAATCCTTGAGGTTCAGTCAAGACACTGTGGAAAAACAAAGGATAGCTATAGCTGAGCTGGAAGATGAGATATTGAGGTTGAAAGCAGAGAACGCCGCATTGAAAAAAGGCATGACTGTCTCTACAGATGAATCCAAAGATTTTGCTGGATAGTATATATAGTGTATTATGAAATATAGATCGAAAGAGACCAGACTAAAAGAGCAAGCCTCCCAATATTGGGGGTTAATGTACAATGCTTCCCCTTGTCTTTCCGAGAGATACCCGGATGCCATAAAGGTGGATGTGTACATAGAGATGGAGTTCATCTCGGCAGTCGCCCATTCGAAAGAGGAGAGGCATATTGAGATAAGGCCAAGCGATAAGTTATACTTACACTTGAATTGCGCCAATAATGATTGCACGGGATCCGGGTTTGACTTGACGAGCTTAGTGCGGAAGAGCCTTGTCGAAAGGTCGGAGATATCCGGTCGGCTCCAATGCGATGGAAAAGAGGACTGGAAATATTACGGCCATAACGGTTGTTCCTGTCAGACTACTTTGGATTACAGGATTCTTCCGCTATTCTTTTCAGCAGCAGTGTCTGACGAACCATGACATCCTGTATGATCTGCCCGGATGCGTCCAGGCGTTCAAAGATAGGTTCGAGCGTTTTTTTGTCCTTGTCGGGCCAGCAGAAAGCCGAATATATGTCTAATGACGTTTGCTTAATATCGCAATATAGCTTAGTATATTTCATCATCGCTTGTATGTACGACTCGGCGATTCTCTTGTCTACTGCGCCATAATGGGGGATGAATATCTTATCGGAATCTTTTTTCATATCAATATTTCTTCATTTTTGTACTATTTTCTGTAAATATAGAAGTACGCAGTGTGTGCATGACGATAAATATTACTTTTAATATATTGAATAGTGTTGTACAACATGTAGAATATGAAATCCATATCCTTTGTCTATTTTGTTATAAATAGACATAAAAAGTCAATAGAGGTATGAATGAGGATTTATTTGAGAGACAGTTAGCTGTTATAATGGCTAGGTTCTCTGAGTTTGAGAAAAGGAGCGAGAAACAGTTGTCAAATCACGAGAAACGACTGAATGATTTAGAAAAAACAAATAAAGATGTGAAGATTGTATCTCTCCCCTTT